GTTAAAACATTCCAATGGCTGTCGTGGCACATCGACGTGAACTTACTCAAAGAGCTGCAGAACGGATATTAAATGGAATCAAATTAAGGAGAAACGCCGCCCAAGATTTTTATTACAAATACTCTGAATTACGGAAGACAAATCAACCGCAAGACAGTAGCAATAAACGTGATGAGAAAGAAGGCAAGATCAAAGGTAAAACTTTTTATGGACTACCAGTTATTAAAGAAGCATCTTGGATTGAACTTTTTGAAAATGTAGTAACAACAGAAGAGTCAGAAATCGCCCTGAAAATATTAATTGATTCATCTGTAGATAGAAATGAATTAGATCCAGAAGAGGAATTTTTGAGAAATTATAAAATAAATTCTTTCTTGACAAATGGAGACCAATACCACTCAAGTTTTGAATTTGTAATAAGCAGAGCGAGAGATGAATGTCAGGTATTCGGTGACATAGCTTTAAAACATTGGTGTGCGTTGTTAATTCAGATAGCTGAAACTGAAAAGATTGTACCTTTAGGACTACAATTAATGAAGCAATTCATTGACAGATTTGGTGAACCATTTCATCAGAATACACGTGATTTATCTCAGATAAAAGATGAAACATTTATCGTAACTGTAGTTTTGTTATTTGAAATGTGTATCTCAGAATCTTTTTCAGAATTGAATGCATACTATAGGTGTAAAGAAGAGGGAATTGAAGAGTTCGAATTTGAGAATTGTCGTTTTCAACTGTCTGATTTGGTTAAGGAGCTATTTCTAATTTGCCTTCCATATCCAAAGTATGTTAACAATAAATTAAGAGCCGTTTATTCATGGTTTGTAAAATGTTGGGGGGTCGGTTCGAAGGAAATAATCGTGTTACATTCAGTGGGAGGAGATGACAGGAATAGTAAAGAAGTAGATTATAAAGGATTTCGAAAGATTCAAAACCCGTATTCAATAGCAATTCAAAAATCGAAGTTTTTCGAAAAAACACGTCAGGAAAACATTACAAAAGTAAAAGAAATAAAGCAGTACGTGCAAGATAGAATAACTTATAGACTACCAAAATTGTTGATTGAGAGGTTTTTAGATACTGTCTATTTAACTCCATTTGATCCAAGAGAAATGAAGCATATGATTTTAGCATCATACATGTTATCAATTCAGACCATCACTGGGTATGGACGTGCTTGGGTTAAAAACACAGGGGACGATCCAGAAAAGATGCTAAAGCCTAACGATTCGAATTTTATAACGCGATTATGCGATATGACAGAAAACTATATCATTCAAGCTTACTATGAAGCAGAAAGACATGGGTATAAAATAGTTCAACCGGAATCAATGTACAGTTCATTACTACGTATGGCGAAAAACACATCATCAGGAATGTCAACATCTGTAGAAGTAATGAAAACGTATGGGCCCGGTGCAGAAAGAAGAAACTTACCCATAAGAGTAGTATCGAGACAAAAAGCGTTAGTGTTAATGAGAGAGGGAGATAAAATATATAAAGCTGAGAACCTAAAGAAGAAGTTTAATACAGTTGAATCATACCAATCAAAAGGACAAAGGGATGTACCAATAAAATCAACAAGAATTATTTATTCAATACATATATCGGTGTTAGCTCCCCAGTTGTTACTGACTCTACCAATAAACGAGTATTTCGCACAAATTGGAGGATCGACAAGACCAGATGCAAGGGAGTTAGGTGGTAAGATTATTATTGGAGATTTAGAGTCAACGGGGTCTCGAGTTATTGATGCAGGAGATACATTTCGGAACACATCAGATCCAACCATTTGTACATTAGCACTAGATTATTCGGAATATGATACCCATATGACTTGGCATAACTTTAGGAAAGGAATGATGGAAGGGATGAGAAAAGCACTCAGTAAATACAGTGATTTAAGGTATGAAGGATTTACGGTGAATGAATTATTAGAAGCTGGATATGGAAAAGGCAGACTCATTGGATCTTTATGGAATGGACGAAGAAGAGTAGAGAAAATGCTAAAAGATGAATATGATCAGCTACCAGAAATAGAGAAAATAGTACCAGCTGACGCTCCTTTCAAATTCTCACCACCAGGGGTTAAACTAATACGAAATTTGGGTTTAATAAAGAATAAAGAAATTGGAGATAATGATGAATTTGTTTTGGTAGCTCCTTGGGATGGAAGTGATTTAGTTTCAGTTTCAACTCATCTTTCCGGAGAAAATACTACGTTAGTATGGAATTCTATTCATAATTTAGCAGCGGGTACAATAATTCGAGAGGAAATAGCGAAAAAGAATCTGAACGTACTAAATGTTGAGTCTGAGATGTATGTTGGTGATGACATGTTGATGTATGTAACATTATTAAATCATCGAGGAGATGTAATTGACGGATTATTAGATACAGTATTCGACACAATAAAGTTATTTGGACATGAGGCCTCCGAAGCAAAGACTACTTTTCTACCTTTTTCCGCCGAAAAAACACAAACACATGCGAAACAAGGGGTATACATTGGACAAGACAGAATGATGTTCATTTCATCGGAAAGAAGAAAAGATATTGAAGATGTAAAGAGCTACATGAGAGCAAATGTTAATGTGTTCATTACGAAGTGCAGCAGAGGGTTTAGTGCAGAGTTAGCTCATATTATATTATGTTTCAAAAGTATTTTCGTAGGATATCGAAAATTGGAAAGGACAATTATGGAGAATGGGAAGATGAGATCTAGACAGTTTGACAGCATTGAAGATGGTTATACTTTATGTATGGTTAGAAACCCTTTAACATTATATGTCCCAGTAGATTGGAATGGATATGGTGCACATCCATCGGCATTGAACGTCGTTATGACTCCTGAAATTTTCTTTGATTCCTTAATGATGGAAAGTTTTCACGATGAAGTCCGAGTCGTTTCAGAGATCGCGGGGAATGTCTATCCAGGCTGGGATGAGACAAAAGTTGATAAACATAGCTTAAAGACAAAAACTTCAATGTCATTATTCTCAAAATTAGCCAGAAAGACTGTAAGTACGGTGTTAGCCAATGAAGAGGTTTTAAAAGAAGTAAATGAACTACCACTTCAAGGGTTTGGTCCAACACAAATTTCGAAAACAATGATGCATGCTGCATTACTAAAAGAACCAAAGGCTAGAACTCTATTATCTCCGAATTATGAAGTCGATTATCAGAAGAAAGTCAATGATTGGATTTCAATAGCTAATCTTACACCTCAAGGAATGGATTTACAGATTACAACACAATACGTTAAAATATTTCAAGTGGAATTTGAGGAGACGAGGGAGGAAAGAGAGACGTTCTATTTTCCAGACAGAAATCTATCACCTGAGTTCAGGAATCAGAAGATTATGTTGGGAAATAGAAAGAGTCCAAGGCAAAGGATGTCATATACAGATCAGATAGACAGTATTTTGAGAGGAGATGTTATTATGAGGGGTTTCATAACGTCGAACCATATATTAGCTGTTCTAGAAGAGGTTGGAATTGGGTTCTCCGCTGAAGATTATGCTTTAATATTTTCGTTAATGAACTTAGATGAAAAAGTATGTGAAAAATTAGGAAATTATATCGCACGAGACAAAATTAGATTTGACGCTCAGAAATTAAATAAAAGTGGTGAATGTGGTGATGAATTCTCTATGTCATTAGATGTTTGTACAAATGATATGATGGAGAGATTTTCAAGATTCCCGCATGAATTAACGCAAACAGAGCGAGATGCAGTAGTGCTATATACATCTCAAATATTAATGCTTAGAGCTTCAAAGGGTATAAGAAGACAGATTATTAATTACAAAGTTACAACGGAACATAAAAGACAAGTTCAAAGAGTCAGAATGTCATCAAAATTACCAAAGAGGAAGCATATAAAGAATATGTGTATGAACATAAGGTCATTATCGAGTACAATGATATCGCAGCAGTTCCTTTGAGTATAGGAATATGTCGACAAAGGGAATGTTAAGATAC